TTTTAGAAATTACAAAATAATTCAAGAGATGTACTCAAAATTTAATTTTCAATTTTTAGAAATATTCAGTATCTTTTTAAGCCATCATAACGGTACTATAAATATCCAATGATCCTCTCAATAGCCTCTCAATAGCCTCTCAATAGCCTCTCAATAGCCTCTCAATAGCCTCTCAATAGCCTCTCAATAGCCTCTCAATAGCCTCTCAATAGCCTCTCAATAGCCAGCGACAGCCTTTTCTATATCCCCCATTATAACCCGCGTTGGGGGCGGGTTCCCCCATAGGGCGGTCTCCCCCACTATGATATAAAATTATCAGAAGATATTATAATATATATTGTTATTTTTTGAGTATTATGTTATCAGTAGGCATCCCTGTTGAATTGAAGGCGAATGAGAATCGCGTTTCTTTGATTCCTAGTGATGTCAAAAAGATTGTTGATGAAGGCGTCCCTGTATATTTTCAAAAAGGCGCTGGACAGTGGGCTGGCTTTAGAGACTATGAATATATAGAAGCAGGAGCCTTTGCAAGAAATACCATAGAGGAACTATACGAAACCGCGAGCCTTATTGTAAAAGTTAAGGAACCGCAAGAGAGAGAATATCCTTTGATAAACGAAAAGCATACTATATTTACATTCTTCCATTTCGCGAGCAACAAGGGGCTTCTAGAAAGAATGATTGAATCTAATGCCATCTGCTATGCTTATGAAACAGTGGTTATTAAGAGCGCTGATGGTAAAATACACTACCCCATTTTATCAAATATGTCATCAATTGCCGGCGACCAAGCATTTATTGAAGCGGAATCATTTATATCAAAAAAGATTCCAAATCACTTTTATCATATTCCTATAACAATCATAGGAGCAGGGAATGTAGGACAGGCCTCTATGAAACGTGCCATTAGAATGGGATATAAGAACATCTATCTTATTGACAAAGACGAAGAGAAAATTAATAATATTAAGAGAGAGGTGGATGATTGTCCTTCTACAAAAGGCATCGTCAATATCTATAATATGACTGAAGATAATCTAAGATTACTTATGAGAAAATCTATTATAACAATTGGGAGTATTTATAATACTGGTGCTGAAACAAATAAATTATTGACTAATGACATTCTGGATAGTATGCCCGCTAATAGCATTATTATGGATGTGGCAATTGATCAGGGAGGAATAACAGAACAATCAAAGCCGACTACCAAAAATAACCCTTTTATTGTATATAAAAATGTAAGTATTTATTGTGTGCCTAATATTCCGAGCTGTGTACCTCTAAAAGCCTCAACATTACTATCTAACTCAATAAAAGATTATGTCGTCGCCATAGCCAAGCATAGAGAATACAAATATCCTGAATTAGGCAATTCCAAATATAAAATATAAAAATTGATATCTTATGTAATTTATTTTTATTAACATTACAACTACACTAATATTCCAGATAACAATGCAGTTCCCATCGTCTCTCAAGATTCGCCAAGCTCTCAAGATTCGCCAAGCTCTCAAGATTCGCCAAGCTCTCAAGATTCGCCCGTGTCTCGCAGTATTTGCGGTATTCCTCGTGTTATTCGTGTTCTCTATGAATATAAGAGGAGCTTATTCGTATTCTGTATCATTTCCCACATATAAAAGGAATCTTGCGGTAATCTCTAATGCCGATATTAAATATTTGACAGACTATGATAAATATCAGCTTATCAAGCTATTTAATAGCGTACCCCTGCTATTATTTAAAAATCAAAAAATTAATCCAGTAGAATATTACGAGTTTTGTAAGCTATTTGATGACAAGCACACTAACGATACTATCCATCCGTTTGAATATTCAAAAGTTGATATTGTCCCTCAAATTGCCCTAAGAGGTAATTGCTATATCAAGGACCTTCACGGTGTCAAAGATGTTCAGTTGAAATATAGCGAACCCTTTAAAAACTCGCTCGTTTGGCACCAGGATATTGTAGGTCAAGGAACTTATTTGCCTCCCGTAGTTTCTAGTATGTATATGATTAAGACGCCCACGCGAGGGGGCAATACGCTTTTCGCCAGCCTTGAAGACGCATATGACAGTATTGATAGCAATATTAAAGATAAGATTTACGATTTAAAAGTGATTTATTCAAATACGAATGCGGGAATGATGAATACATATTTTGATTATACAGGGTATAATAGGGTAAAAAATAATGAGATGAACTTTGAAAAAGTGGAGACCATTATTACCAAGATGCCTCTCGTTGTTTATTCAAACTATAATAGGAATCGCAAAGCCCTAATGCTATCTCCATTCCGTTTTACGAAGTTTGATAAAATGTCTTGTGGAGATAGCTTTGATTTATATAGAGAAATTATGTCAAAAAATGTAGTTAATAAAGATAATATTATTGATATTAAATGGGAAAATAATGACCTACTCATATTTAATAATAGAAAACTGATTCATTCTTCATCTCCTACATTGGAATACAAAGATATGGACAGGCTATATTACAGTTGCTTTGTAGGAACCAGGGCACCCATTGTTCCGTGCTAAGAAGTCAAAAGATATAAGGGAATGCTATAAGTTATATACTCGGTTCATAGTTTTATTATAGATGCTGGAGGATATAATTTCGCTACATATATCGGCTATACTTTTATTCTCCACATCTATATATATTATATTTTTATTATTTATGACAGCTTCTTCGTAGCTCTTTTCGTGTAATTCGTGGATTCTTTTAATATATTCAAGCTTGATATTTTTCTCGGCTTCCCGACCTCTTTTTTTTATTCTATTAAAGCATATTTCGGGATTTGACCTTAAATATACATATCCACACGGTTCCCACAATTTATCGGTAGTTTTATGAAGCGTTAGAATATTTCGGTATTCTTCTTCGCTAATACTTTTATCTTCGTAAGCCTTTTCTACAAATACATTTTTGATGAAATAAGGGCTCCGTTCCATCAATATAATAGTATTAGATTTTTCTTGTATCCAGCATCTGTCAAGCCATACTTTTATTTGAAAATTATAAGTACTATTCTCAGTATCGTACATATTTTTGAGATATTCGCTCCAATTTTCAACAGGCTCTAAATCTACTGGTGTTTTATAGTTTTTATGAAAATAATTTAGGATACTCGTTTTATAACAACCTATATTACCATCCAAAGTAATTATCGGCATTTTTAATAATTATATTCATATATATTTATATATCATTTTTCATTATTTTACTTTTATATATCAGCTTTTTGAAATTTGCGTATTTTAATTCGGTAGCCTTGGTATCAGTAAGCTTCTTAATGAAATTATTAATTATTTCTTGGAACTGTTCCATAATTACATCAAGCATTTTATCGCTTATTTTTACATTAAAATGATTGAATATCTTTTTCATTTTCTTCTTTACCACCTTGTTCAATTTAGAACAAGCCCCGCCAGTCATCTGTAATCCCAATGCCGGTCTCGCTACATTATTTGCAAAATCAATATTCATTATATCACCGCTTACATTTTCGGCTCTATAATGTCTGGACTCATCTACACCAAAAAATGCAGCAGTATTAAACGCACCGCCTTTCATTCCACCCCGAGAAAGCTTGTTCTGCTGTTGGCCATTACTGCCTTTTATGGATACGATGACAGTTGTAGAGTTGCCTGTAATTCGCGAGGAATTACAATATTTATTGATATAGTGTATTAAATAGTTCATATGGTTATTTAATATTTGTTTTACGCCCATTTTGAGACATAAAAGGGCGCATAATGACGCAATGTTGAAAATGAGTTTATCAATATATATATTCATTAACATTACTATTTTTCCTTCGTCCATTTTATTAATAGGCTTACGGCGTTTTATACTTTTCATCAATTCAAGAGTACATAATTTAATATCTTTACAATCTACCATATATTATTATTACTACTATTATATAAAATGAAAATAAATATATATATTAAGAAGATTAAGAACAATGGAATATTTAGAACTTGACGAATCTAATCCGGTATTACATAGAATGAACTTTTTAAACGGTCGTATTGATGCCACAAATAATAGCGCATTTAATATTGAAAAATCGCGCATCAAAGCTTCCGAGCATCAAATAAATGTTATATCGCGCAATCTTGATTGTACTGAAGTATCTAAGCTTTTTTTTTCAATAGACAATATCAATCTATTGCAAAGAGGCATCCGCAATAAAATATTAAATGATACGCAAGGCGAAATAAATATATCGCGACAAAGCGATGACGAGCTAAAAATTATTATGCGCTCTATTTATTTTCAATATGGCAAGAATAGCTCCTATAATGTCAGAGACCAGGTATTATCGTTAAATACGCGCGTGATTGAGTGGAGCGTCCCTGAAATTATATCAAATATCAAACAATCGCAAAAATACCTACAAGATATCAGTACGATGCCTGTCCCCCTTGAAAGATCTACGCTTCCTTCAACAAAAGGAACCAAAACCTTAGATATTACTAATAGATATTAATAGATAATAGCAAATAATAGCAAATAATAAATAATATAATATTATAGAAGTATAGAAAAATATATATAAAATGAGTGGTTATATAGATACTGCTTTTTCCTACGATGAATCGGATTTAGGCTTAGACCCCGAAACTAAATTGCGCTTTAAACCAAATAAAAAGGAGCTGGAACTATTCAAATTAGAAAAATTAAATATGTACAAGGGAACTTGGATGGTTTGTTTCGTATATGGTATTACCGCTATAATTCTTCTGTCCGTCATATTTTTCACGGAATGGGGAAGAACATACATATATGATAAGTTTTTCCCTGCGGTTATTACATATGTTTTAGGCGCAATTGTTATTATAATATATTTAATCGTCTCTATTTTTAGCATAGTACCTCGCAAACTAAGAAAAAGCGTAGAGACATTACCTGTATGTCCCGATTATTGGAAATTACAAAAAACAGAAGACGGTATGAAAACAAATATGAAAGATAATATAATGAACTATCATAGAACCAAACCAATCAAAGATGGTGCAGAAGACCCATACTATAAAAAGGGTAAAAACGACCAATATATATTAGATAAACCCGGCGAAGATATTAATATATCAAGTAATGATCACGTTTTAGATTATAAATGCGTTCCAGACCGTGATGTATTTGGTGATATTAACAATCTTAAATCACAATTGGAATTAATTAATGAAAATAATAACAGCTATTCTAAAGGAACTACATACAAAGATTACATAGAAAATGAAGAACAGCCTAAATATATATATGTAGATTCCAGCAATATACATTCTCCTGAGCTAGCATCTTCTCTTTCTCTACAAAACTATGCACAAATTACTGGTGTTTATAAAAATAGCTGGACGAATCCTACAAATGCAGCAACAGCATATTACAATAATACAATTGTAAAATATGATAAGGATGGCAATAGAAACCTATATCAGGTTAATGTTATTGATCCAAATATATACGTTGGTGATAATACAAAGCCGTTGATATGCAACGAATTATATCCGTATTTACTTGATTCTATGGAGAACAAGGAGAAAAATCAAGAGTTAAAATGTGAATATGCTAAGAAATGCGGTGTTTCTTGGAGTTATTTAGATTGTTATGGAGATAAGGGCGTTTTATCATCAATACCGTTGACAGTTAAACCTGCGACCACCACAACACCTGCCGCATAAAGCAGCATAATAAGAATTACCAAGCTATTTAGAGGGTTTTACATATTCCAAAAGTTTTTCTATGAAATTCGCTCAATCCGTGTGTTTTTAAAGCAGCAAGATGATTTTTTGTTCCATATCCCTTATTTTTTTTAATATCATATAGCATTAATATAGGATTATCTACAACCAACTTATTTATCAATTTAGTATGATAATCTTTGGCTACTATTGAAGCTGCCGCAATAGATAAATAAGTCGCGTCCCCTTGTAATACGCATTCGTACTCTATCATTTCCGCATCCTCTCCTGGCGGAATATATCCCTTAAAGTTCGGTCCATCTATCAGCAAATAATTGAAAGGCTCCTTCTTATATGCCTCATTAATAGCCCGGTTCATCGCTTTCATAGTAGCATTTAAAATGTTTATTTCATCAACCTCTTTATTAGATACTTCGCCGACTCCATATGTTATGCAAATATCCTTGATATACGAAGCCAAAAACTCTCGCTTTTTTTCAGATAATTTTTTAGAATCCTTAATTTGCTTATAGGTATCATCTGGAAAACTCTTTGGAAGCACGACACACGCAGCTATCACAGGGCCTATAAAAGTCCCTCGCGCTACCTCGTCAACCCCTGCAATAACCTTGTCCTTATGCTTTTCTGCCGTAATAATATAATCGCCGCTCTCGCTCATAATATTTGTTATAGTTATCTATGTAAATAGAATGCAGTCATTTTTTATATGAATATCGCGCGGAAATGCGTCTAAAAATGCTATTTAAAAATGTGTGTATAAAGTGTATTACATTAAATACGCTTATTACTTTTTCTATATTTTTATGCCCTCTTGGCGAAATTGGATATCGCGTTTGACTTCTAATCAAAAGAGTGTGGGTTCGAGTCCCACAGGGGGTAATAAAATGTTTTCCGATTATTATTATTTAGATTTATTAGATAGAACTGAGTTTTACTTTTCTCTACAATATAATGAATATTTTTAATATAATATATGATACTATTACATCATTATATATGAGATGTTTTGTAATCAGTGACGAAAAGGGAGATTTATATTATTCTATGTAAAAAATTGACTGTCTTTTAAATTGTAATTATTATCGCATCAAATATGATTCAAGAAATTATAGTAGTTATTGATGATACTCTGTATTGCCTTGAAAGAGTCCTCATAGACATCTTATTGTGTCTTCTAGTATTTTCTCTGTTGATGGGGGAGACCGCCCCCAACGCGGTTTTATTGAGAGGCTATTGGGAGGTTATTGAGAGGCTATTGAGAGGCTATTTGGAGGTTATTGAGAGGCTATTGAGAGGCTATTGGGAGGTTATTGAGAGGCTATTGAGAGGTTATTGAGAGGCTATTGAGATATTTATATTACCATTATGATGTCTTAAAAAGAAACCAGATTTTTATAAAAATTGAAAATTAAAATTTGAGTACATCTTTCTGTTTTTTTAAAAATTTCAAAAGTTTTTTAGAAATTACAAAATAAATCAAGAGATGTACTCAAATTAAAAAATGAAAAATATAGATATTCTAGTGTCTCAAGAACTGCTCTGAATCTAATAAGTATATTTAGAATAGCCTACGAGAGTCTACGATAGCCTGTTTAATAGCATTTCAATATCGTTGTAATAGGCATCATTATAATCGCAGTAAAATACCCCGTCAGCATTCTTTTTGTCAGTATGATATCTATCAGGCTTGTTTGCCCTATCTATGGTATATTCTACAATTTCTCCAACTACTGTTATATTATTAGCAGTTACGCGGCAACTCTCTATCGTTTTGATATATTCGGCATTTCTATAATTATTAATGAAAAGCATCTTGTTATAATATACGTTTTCCCGAGAATCTTTTTTTTCTTTGCTGTTCGCTAATATATTATTATCACATAGTACATCAAATAATACCCAAGCCAACGATTGAAGGTCAAGCATATAATCAATTATATATTTTTTATACATCATAGTTGCCATATATAACAAGGTACCTACATAACCTTTGTATACTTTCATTTGTCGTACTCCCTTTGCGTTGATAATATTTTCAGACAATCCAAAATCTATTATTTTAATTTCATTCATATTTTCATTAGCAAATACTATATTATGCGGTTTAATATCTAAATGGATGATTGATATATTTTTTTTTAAATTACAATTGTGCATAGATTGTAAAGCTCTCAATATTAATATAAATATTCTCTTTATCTTTGAGATATCTCTATCACCTCTTAATTGCCTCAAATCTTTCCCTAATAATTTTGAAACTAGCACATATCTACCAATATCTCCATCAACAAGTTTGCCTATACTACCATAAGCATATACTTTTGACACAATAGCATTAGCACAATTAACATTTAATAACTTCATAATATAATATTCAGTCATTATTTGATACAATATCTTTATATTCATCTTCTGTAGTATATCGGGAAGTCTCGGTTGTATCTTTACAACTACATATTCGCCTATCATATCTCCACCTATTATTTTACCAACATATAGCAGAGATTCTATATTTTTATATAATTCTCTAATAATTATAATTTTTATAGGCTTATTATTAATATCATTGAGCACTATTACATCATTTAAAAATAATTGGGATAATTTCATAACATAATCAGTTATATAGTATTTTTTTCTATTATACTTATTTACTATATATCTTAGATTCTCCTCATAATTTTTATTAGCCTTTCGCTGTGTATAAAATGGCAAAAACTCTAAACTCACTTCCGGATTCTCTATAAGAGACTTATCGGACTTAAGAGACTTATCGGACTTAAGAGACTTATCGGACTTGTATTTTTTTATAGAGGATACTATAGATTCAGCAGCTGTCGTAGGAGCTGAAGGGGTAGTTTTAATAGATTTGGCTACAGGGACTGCTGGGGATACTCGGGTTTCATTGTTATAATTATTAATATTTTTGTTGATATTTATAAAAATCTTGTCAATGTTTTTCTTAGATAAACATTTTAAATATGTGCTATATTTTATGTTATCATAGTAGCTACTATTTATTACATCAAGGAAATATTTTGCAGTATTTATATCAAAGTGTTCGCTGAGTTTTTTAGCTATAGAAAGCTTATCTTTTTTTCGCATTGTTTTGTTGGCTAAATCGTCGCTAACAGTCTCATATATTTTTAACAGGTCCTTTTTAAGTAAGCATTTAAAATACTTATAGTAATTGATATTATCTATAATAATATTTTCTGTAAAATATTTTGAATTATATTTTTCAAAATGTTTAATTAAGATTTCAATTATATATTTTTTTTTCATATTAATATAATATATTACTCTTTCTATATTATATTAATACTATATATTAAGTTATGATAATTAATATGTTATATTTTCAATTATTTTGCATAAAAATTGATTAGATATAAGAATAGATAAAATATCCAGAAAATGGACAGCGCTCTTGTAGCTCAAATCCTCTTTGCGAATGATAAGGCTTTCAAAGGCATTTGCAACACCAAGGAATGCCAGAAGCTCTGTCGTGTTTGTAAGGCAGCTAAGGAAAATCAACATATCCTTGATGGAATTAGCAGGAATCGCGCAGAACTTTACGCAGTTCGCGTATTCAACTGTTTGCTCAAAAAGTCAAAAAGCATCTCGTGCGAAGAGAAAGAGGTTATTAAAGACGCCACTGGAAAAATGGCAACATCCGTAGATATTATGTTTAACAAGGAAACAGCTTTGTTTCGCAGCTGTTTCACAGAGCATATATTGATGGATTATGTTGAATTATTAAACCACAAGCTGAGATATGAGAATGGTTTTGGAGTAAATTATTATAATGCCGAATTATTCCACCCTTATATACTCTATAATTATATGACAATTATCAAGATTATGGGAATTGATTTTGAAAAAGAGTTAATTAGCCTAAAATCAAGAAAAATGGAAGAAACTAAAAATAATTACAAATACGTTATGTATAAGCTCTGGAATATTCAGGATATCGTCAAAATACACAACGCATCCAATTGCTGTCGCTGATAGCCTCTGATAGAATGCCTTAGATAGCTTTATGTATATGTATATGTATGTTTATGTATATATATCTTTTTATAATTGATTGCATCAAGATTATACTCATCATAAAAATAAAAATTGATTATGTGTATTATTTTTAATAACACATTACCAATGTACGAATGTTATATGAAAGAGGTCGTTCACGAAAGTATTTACGATTATTGCGAACATATCTATGAGAGCATCAGCTATAACAATAATAATTGCCACGATAACCGCGATATTTTGACATCTGATTTAAATAATTTTATTGAAAATGAAATTGAAAAAATGAGCACCTATAATATCAATAATATCCTGCTATCTTATGGTTTTGATAAAGCCTTCAAATATTATATTGATAATAATTATAATACTCAGGGCTCACCAGGCTCACCGGGCGGCAGGCAATTGAGTGATATCAAAAATGTTCATAGTATTACCAAGACACTTGTATATTACCTTATAGTATCTTCATTTGAAATTAGATAATAACATATTCATTATCTTCCTCTGATAGCTCTATGCGTATCTTCTTACTATACTCTTCCTTTACTTTTTCAACTGTACTGTTATTTTCTAAATTATAAAAAATATTGCCTATTTTTATTAATCGCCCGCCGTTTTTAGTCTTATATATTGGAAACTCTAAATCATAATATTTATACTTATCATTCGATAGAATTTTAGGAGTTTTTCTCATACAATCCTATTATAATATAATATTTATAATATTTATAATATTTATAATATTTATAATAAAGCTCTTGATATAAATTATGTGTATTTTTGCCCAATATAAAGATATTCTTGGGGTTCCGAGAGAGGGAATACACGCCACGCGCTTATATGATTTTGCCATCGTGGATTTTGTTATGACTTTCATAGGTGCCTGTATTATAGCATATTTCTTCAAAATGAATGTGCTCTTCGTATTTTTATATTTATTTATACTGGGCGAATATCTTCATATCCTCTTTTGCGTTGATACCAAGTTTTTGTCAATTTTTTTCAATTTAAAAAAAGACACAAAAAATAATAAAAATTGATAGTCTATATAAAGATTAATTAATATATATATACAACGATGAACGTTCTCCTCCCCAAGCAATTCAATGTCGACAAGATTAAGTATTCTGAAATGAAGATTATGAAATCAGGTGCTAAATCTGTTTATCTTAATTATCAAGGTTCCAAAATCAATATTCAAACCCCTGTTCTATCAATTCCCTATGGCGTCAACGACAATACTCAGTTTATCAAGGATGACCCTAAGAGAAAAGATGAAGCTCGTAAGTATGATATTACGGCATCATTCAAGGGAAAGGACGAGAATCCCAAAGTCCAAGCATTTCACGATAAGTTGATTGAACTTGAACAAAAAATCTGTGAAGACGCGAGCAAGAATAGTGTAGCGTGGTTCAAGAAGAACTTTGAGGGAAATAAGGGTGCTATTGAGAATATGTTTAGCCCTATTGTTCGCCGTGATAAGGACAAGGAAACTGGTATGTATGCTGATAAATATCCTCCTACTTTCAAGGCCAAGATTCCTTATAATTCAGATGAGGATAAGTTTGACTTTGATTGCTATGATATGGATAATAACGAGATTGATTTCAAGGACTATGTTGCAAATCTCAAGGGTGGAAAGGCGCAATTCATTATCCAATTGAATGGTCTCTGGTTCTCTGCGGGAATGTTTGGATGCAGTTGGAAGATTGTTTCTGCCAAGTTCCAAAAGATTAACACTTCCAAGATTACCTTTGTAAAAGATAGTGATGAGGATGTTGTAGATGATGAAGACGAAGACGATGAAGATATTGATGTAGATACTGAGGTAATTTCCAAAGTATCGTCAGTATCTGCTGTAGTTCAAGATAAAAAGAAACCTGTGGCAGCTGCTGCGGCTCAAGTTCCAGTATCTGTCAAGGCTCCAGTAATTTCAAAGGAGGAAGAAGAGGAAGATGAGGATGATGAGGAAGACGAGGATGATGAGGAAGACGAGGAAGACGAAAAAGAAGATGTCAAAGAAGAGGAGGATGAAGAGGCTGAGCCCGAACCCGAACCCGAACCTGAACCGGTTAAGAAGGCAGTTAAGAAGGTTGCTGCTACTAAGAAAAAGTAATGTAAATAATGTGGTAATCTAATGTATTCTCTGGGATTCTTATATTATAAGATAAATAATAATATTAAAACAATTAATCCCATTATTACTCGCCCTAATGGCGATGGTTCTTCTGTGTTAAAATCATATATCTCTATGTTTTGTGATATTATTTTTCCAATCATATCCAATATTTTATATGCAACTGGAAGTGATAAAATAATAAATAATAAAAAACCATAAAATGATGTTTTAAATTTGCTTATATATGTATCTATTGTATTTTTTTGTTTTTCTTCAATTACATTTTGAGTATGTACTAGAGATTGAGAGTTTATTGGAGTATATGCAAAGTCGGGCGTATATTTGATATCATATGTATTTGTGTTAATATTCATATTTGTATAACAACTTTAAATATATTCTACATAATAATATAATAAAAAATTATTTGCCAATTCTGAAGCATTATTCCTATTCATCGCCCCCATCAACGTTTCAAGATTTGTATTTATACGAATATTATCAATAATACCACCAATTCCCATATGTCCTCCCGCACCTACCGCACCTGCCGCTCCCATACCGCCTGTTCCGTTAGCTAATAGCCACGCTGGCAAATTATTATAAAAGTTATTTGAACATAAAGCCATAGCCTTAATAAAATTACAGCATAATATATAATATTCGTTATTGCATTCTTTGAACATCTTTATGGCATCTTTGCAAAAATCAAATATCAAGGTATCTGCTCTGATTTCATTAAAATACTTATTACTTTCTGGAGTATTGGCTGAGAATAATTTAAAATATTTGATTACTTTTAGGAAATCCGCATCTTTTAATCTCTCAAACCATTCAGGGCTATTATAAAACCCTCTACTTTCTATTTCTAACGACAATTCAGTAAATGCGTGCATATTGTTTTCCCACAAATATTCATCATTCTTGATTAGCAGGCCATTATATTTTATAAATATATAAAGATTCTCCAAAAAGTCCTCATCCAACTTATCGCGATTATAGGGATTATAAGGCTCCTGCTTATTCTCTCTACATTTTCTAACAAAATACTCCAATTCTACGGCATCAAATACATACTTACCGCTTCTCTCGCTGCTCTCGCTATTATTATTGCATAATATATATAATCTTTTAGGAGGTATATCGCATATATTCTCTCCTGTAAAAAGTTCATCGGTATTTATATAATCACCTCGGGCGACTCCTGACTCATAATCCTCTAAGTTAAATATATTATATCGTAGCCTATCTCTAATCCGTTTCTTTATTCTATCTCTCAATCTTTCTTTGAGTCTCTGCTGTATCTTGCAAAATGCATCTATATTTATATGATTGCTTTCCAGTTCGCAAGTATTTTTATTAATATTATAGAGACGCAAATAAATCTCATTCTTACTATATTTGCGGTCGTTTGATATTATATTATTCTTCTCAGCTATATTTAATAATATCTTGAATGGTATGCTTTTTAATAAGTCTATATATAACTCCTTGATATACCCAAATCCAAAATTACAATTAATATGTCTATATAACATATATAAATCACCTACGGTTATCTCTTCTTTGTCTTTAAATACATCATAAAATATCTTGTGTATATAGCCAATCTTAGTATTCTTATGATACCTACAATATAATAAGTTATCTCCTATATTACGGTCGCATAAATTAAAATTATTATATCTACATATACATCTCCCTGTTCCTGTAGAAATAATCGCGGCATCCCCTGTATCCATCGCTGCATTCCCTGTATCCATCGCTGCATTCCCTGTATCCATAGCGGCATCCCCTGTATCCATCGCTGCATCCCCTGCTTCTCTGATATCCCATCCAATATTATAAGCTATGTCTCCAGCATCTCCAGCATCTCCAGCATCTCCAGCATCTCCAGCATCTCCAGCATCTCCAGCATCTCCAGCATCTCCAGCATCTCCAGCATCTCCAGCATCTCCAGCATCTATGATATCTTCAATTACTATATTAATATTTTCAATGTTTTCAATATCATATTCTATGTAATCTTCTATATTAATATTGCGAATACATCTAAATATTATATCGTTCATTTATATTTATTATTAAAAATAAGTATATGCTTCTTATTTACTATAATTTATTATTTATATGTATTACTTAGAGTAAAAGTTAGGCGACTTAGGCGACTTAGGCGACTTAGGCTAGCAATAATACTCCCGCATTTTTATAGCTATTGTAATCATACAATTTATCATTTAATAGCACATATTTGACGCCATCCCTGGATACAACCTTGCCTCTGTCTGTTTTCACCCTTTCATAGTTTTTATATTGAGTTATTTTGCCATCATTCAATATATTCTGTGTAAATGCCAATTTATCGTCCTTCATATTTATAGGCCAGTTATAGCATTTATAGCCATTCTTCAAAGGCTTATTAACATCAGCGTGTATCACACAATCTATTGAAGAGGATTTTAACATATCCAAGAAGTTCTTGATTAACTCCTCTTTTTTGTTAGCCTTGTCATAGATATGCTCGTCTGTAGATAGTTCGGCGTCCTTTATTTTGAGCGTCGGGTTTTTTATTAGCTGGTCATTAGTAAACTTCATAATATATTTATAAACCCCCACATTTCTATCTTCCACAGGCAATCCCATATGACTGCAAGTACGAACGGCACGCCCTATTACTTGGTCTATACGCACAGAGTTCCAAAAATACTCAGTTATCAATACGCGTCTTACATTCTTCAAAGATATACCCTCGGCGCCCGATTGCGTAATCATCATAACCCTGACAAGCTTTCCATATCTTTGTTCCAGGCCTTCCCCATTATTCGGCAAGCTACTCCTGATAGTATCTGGGAGATTCGCAAAATCCCCGTTAAATAGATTCATTAATATATTGGTCTTTTCTCTGTCAGAATTGAACATAACATATCTTTTATTATCATATTTTTCATCAAATACATCAGGGTCTTCTAATATATATCCATATTCATCATTCTTTATAACATTAATCTCAACATATCCGTGTTTATTTAGAACCTCCTTGAATATCCCTAAACCCTCTACGACGCGAAACTGCGAATACACAAGGACACTCCCGGGCGATGTATTTACATCTTCCAACATTTGCGCAAACTTCGGACTATAGTATTCGCGCAAGTTCTTCTTTTCCAAATAATCGCCCTTCTTTAAATCACTAAGTGCCTTTGTTAATTTTTTATTATATTCAGCATCTATCTCTTTATTGAACTTCTTTTTATCACTATCCGCATTTTCACCGTCATTACTATCCTTGCTATTTGCACCGTCTTCCTCATTCATTGCCATTTCTTTTTTCTTCAATGTCCTTATATCCTGAGGGAATTCGCGAGGTATTTCTTCGGGAAACGCAAAATTACATACTAATCTACTGAATGCACGATATACGGAGCTAATTTCTGCAGCTCCTTTGTTGCCGAACTTCTTCTTGCGATCATCCATCGCTATTTCTTTAATACGAACATCTACATATTTTTTGATTTGATGGTCGGTCATATACATATTTCTAATAGTCTCAGGTAATAGCGAGGGAAATAGTTCCGAACCCGATGTCTTATAATAACTCAAAATGCCTAATACGCGTCTTTTAAATAAATCCTCATTAATTACCTTGATATTTTCGGGATCCTCGTCATTTATGAAAAACTTGACAAAATCCTCTTTTTTACTCGGCAAAGCATAGTTATGTTCGGTATCATATTTAGTACTCAAAGATATACCCGATTCATCAAAATTGCCTTTGGCATCCATTTTAACAATATCATAAATTAGGCCTTCAAACTCGGAATCTATTATATCATCATTGTTATAATTATCATATACTAGATTGAATTTAAAATCGTCGCTATTCTCATATACAAGGAGCTTGTCTATTTTTTTATTACCGCATTTCAAATATTCCACTTCATTTATACAATTTTTACGCAAATCCTTCAATGTTGCCACAATATTTTTAATGTTATTTCCTATTATCTTTTTGTCAACTGACGGCATCCTCGGTGCATCTTCGTTAGGATTCTTGATATACTTGTCTATTCTCGCTTTCCCGCGCTTTTTAATAACATCTACAATCTTTTTAATAGGCGCGAGAGAATAGGCAAATATGACATTATATTTTTCGGTCAAATAGGGCTGAGACAATAGCCACGATGGAACCGATAGTCCCTGCGATTCAAATACAATATTTCTGCTCTCTTTCAAAGCATTCTCCAAATTCAAATCATTCAATTTATCACAAGAGTTTTTAAAACTATCCGTGCAACTAATGCCACCTTCGCCCTTCCTTACATCATAATAGGCCTTTGCAAAATCTTCTTGCAATTTATCACTGGGATTCTCGTATTTTTCAGATATACACGCCTTGTTATTATTACATTCCTTTGCTACCTTCTTAATTATATCTAATACGCGCTTCTTATATTCCTTGTTCTTTATCACCAAATCATCTATATTTATCTTCGTATTCGTCGGGTTCAACTTCAAATATTTAATAATTTCTTCTGCCATCTTTGTTTTTAAGGAACCCGTCGTTCCGTTCGTTACTATTAAATATGGCTTCTTGACATCTATTCCATTTCCGGGCTTCGCAGACTTCGCAGACTTCGCAGACTTCGCGGGCTTAGCGAGCTTTTTTCCGGTATTCGCATCGTTTCCTTCGGCATTAACAGCTTTTATTATCTCTTTTATAATTGTATCTTCGTCCCTATCCCATTCCTTCTTTACTATCGCCGATGATACATCGTCTTTGCGAACATAATTTATAGGTAATAATATAATATTGAGATTCCTATTGTCGTAATATAATTCATCAACATAATCGTGCAATTGTGCATTTGACAACTTATTTATTATTTCATTCTTGTCGGCTACGCCATCTATTATAGGGATTTTATAAGTCTTCATCGGGCCTCGTAATAAATTGATTAAAAATGATATTTCGTATGGATGATTAATTATAGGTGTCCCTGACAATAATACCAATTTAACATCTTTAGCGCTAACAATATTATTGTATATTTTCATAGCTATTTTGGAACCGTTAGCTATTCTGCTAATAAAATTATGCACCTCATCAACTATTATAAAGGAATTGTCAAAAGGATTGTCGCCCATTTCTTTTATCATTTTCATAGTAATGCCATTGTAATTTATAAACTTATATCTGTTTCTTATTATATGCGTTATAGTCTTTTTGATATCCTCTTTGTCATTTGAAGCCATATCAGAGTATTTAATATTATCTATAACTATCTCGGCATCCTCTATATCCTTCTTATATAAAGGAACCCATACAGTTCCCTCTTTTTTAACCATTTGCTTATCTATGGCGTATCCTTTGAGCTGTTCCATCATCTTGGCATTTGTTTTAATAACTTTTAGGCAAGTCCATGATTTTTTTAGATTCAAGCCGATAGTTGATATCTTCATCAATTCGTTCTCATAATTCTGCGATAATGACGCGGGAGTCATAATAATAACATTTTTACGATTAATATATCCTTCGGATGCGGCTATTGATGCGGCAGATTTACCCGATCCTAAACCGTGATATAACAAGATGCCTCTGTAAGGACTGTCAAATTGCATATAATCCTTGACAATCCTTTGCTGCGGAAAAAGAGACACTTTGGATACATCTAATTCACACGAATCTTTTGTACATTCACAAGAGGCTTTAGCTGCTGCTTTTTTGTGATATTTTGAAGGATGAAATATATCATACATTTTTTTGTTATAACCAACTCTATTTGGAAGAACCCAGGCGTTTGTTTTAACTTCTATATTCATACGCTTATCTCTAATATAATAATTCAAATAAAAAAATATCATATTATTAGATAAACTAATAATAACCGAAAAAATAATGCATAATATTGATAAATTGTTGGATAAATGCGAGTCAATGACACTATTATGTACTAAGGCATCTTCTCACTGGAGTTTTGTCAAGTTCTGTTTTAATATACCTCTCGTATTGACTAGTTCAACTATGTGTATTATAAACAGTATCAGTGAGGATGCAAATGCTATCAAGATACCGAACATTATCGTAAATGCCGTAAGCGTCCTTATAATGTCTCTTACAAACAGCATAAAGGCCAGCGAAAAATTTGAAATATTTAAAAAATTATCCCAGCAATTTATGCTTCTGTCTCAAGAAATAGAAGCGTGTGATGGGAGCGTCTCAAAAGAAACCTACAATATCTTATCACTAAAATATGACAATTTAATACAGGATTGCTCGTTTGAAGAGATACCCTTAAAATATAAAATAGAAGTCGCCAAATGTTTCACTGATGCCGAGAGACACATACCCATTCAATTAAATGGCATCATAGGCAATACTAATGTCTCCAAAAGACTCAGTGGAAGCAGAAAAGGAGCGCAAATGGCGCAATTAGCACAAGAAGCACAGATTGTAGCACAAGGAGCATCCCTTGTTAATATATCAACTGTCCCGCCAAAAAACGATTTAGTTACTACGACGGCGACTGGTGCCGATACTAAAATATATGGGGCTGGCGAAAATGTATAACATAGACTACACTAGGCTGTCCACTTTTTAACTTTTAGAGATACATAGTAATTACAATAATTACAATAATTATTATAAAAATACTTAAACTAACAGAGCATTTCTTGAGACACTGGAATATTAATATTTTTTCATTTTAAAATTTGAGTACATCTCTTGATTTATTTTGTAATTTCTAAAAAACTTTTGAAATTTTTGAAAAAACAGAAAGATGTACTCAAATTTTAATTTTCAATTTTTAAAAATCTTAGTTTCTTTTTACTACACCATAAAGGTAATATAAATAGCTTACGAGCCTCTAAATAGCAATTCATTTAACCTTTTCCCCCCTTAATTATATAAAAATCCCATATCTTCTGTATCCATATTTTCATCATCGTCTTCTCTGTCATAGGTCATAAGCATATTTTCCTCGTTAATATCTTGTCTAGCCGCGCCTCCGGCTCCTCCGGCATTATCGTTGAATATCTCGTTAAACTCGTTGTTATTTTCATCGCCGTTGTCGCCAGGTTCAATAACATTATCAAAGAGGTTATTGATTTCATCCTCATCTTCTTTTTTCTCTGCAAGTAATTCCTGTTTAAATCCAGCTTTTTTGAGTTCTTTTATTAGAGCATTCTCTTCTACTGTTATTTTATTGAAGGCCTTTATTTTTTCCTGCTTGTTTTTCTCGCGCTGTTTATTCAAAAAATCTATGTTTTCCTCTAATGTCGGGAATGTTATTCTAATTATCTTAAAAACATCTTCGTATACGCTAGCAGTTATCTTGTATATATATTGACTGCTTATAATATCCGATATTATCTTTCCATTTAAAGTATTATCAATATTAAAAGGACAGCATAATGCCCTGCTAACTATATACTTATTTATAATTTCTATCTCATTCTCAATATCATCGTTATATATTTTATTCAATTCCTTTAAATCTATTATAATATCCCTTAAATCCTTTATAGAATTCGTAAGCAATACTTTGATTTCCTCATTATTATCCTCCGCTCGCAAGTGTCCATAAAGAGTTTTTATAATTGCCCGAATTATATTAAGATATTTTATTTTATCATTAGATGCTTCTTTGCCGCCTTTACCGCCCTTGCCGGTCTTCCTAACATTATTAAAATTGTTAATAAACTCATCGCCTGAATGCTTTGAGGTTTTTGTCAATAAACTAACATTTGATATTATACTATTTTTTATAGATTTTATATTGCCATTCTCAAAATCTGCTATAATATTATCAGGAAATACGCTATTATTCTTTCCCTTCATTGCTTCAAGCCATCTCCTGACTATCTTAGAATTATTATTCATATCATATATATAATCTTCTAAATATATACGATCAACAATTTCTTCGGCTCCCGCATCATCTGCATCGGTAGCGTCGGCCTTAGCAGCCTTAGCAGTCTTGGCAGTCTTTTTGGGGATGAATCTCAAATCACGAGGCTTATTTGTCATCTTTTTCTCAGCATATTTTTTCTTAAATCCTATCAGCTCCAGGCGATTTGCATTTTTTAAATCAATATCTTCGTTAAAGCTATCATCTAGCTTCTTCAGGCAACAGCCATTTAAAAACTTGTGTATCTTTACATAATTTACATCAGGCATATATATCAAAGATTGTATATATTGCTCCCTACATAAGCTGAGTTCCTTCCCGCATTCCTTATTTTTATTTAAACTGAGTAATTTATCTCTTTCTATTTTTCCCTTCCGCTCCTTCTTTTTCTCCCGACATATATCATCTTTCTTTTTCATTCTCTCCAGATTTTCCGAATAATATTTCTCAATCACTTTGTAAGTCCTTTTAAACATATTATCGGTTTCTATCAAAAACTCATTATTACTATTATTTATCAAATAATCCGTGGCAACCTCTATGATATATGACATAACTCCACGATCCTCTTTTTTATTAAGAGGCGAACCGCAGTTATCCCAATAACTCAAGAAATTACCATTCAAATAATCAACATCTATGAAAATCGTATCATTCAATATCTTATCTTGTAAGTTTATTATACAATACGCCAGGGCATTTAAAAACATATCATTAAACTCCTCGCACCATATTTTATTATAAGATACTATAACATTATCCACATTATCATCAATATCCAAAAAAGGTTTATCTCTATTATTTATTAATGCTAATATAGATTTGGGCGACAATTTATCCAAATAATTAAGCATCTCTTCGCTTATTTCCAAATCATTATCTTGAAACGCCTTCATATACATATCGCGTCTCTTTGGGATACTGCGATTATACTTGAACAGCTCGCTACATAATGCAGCATAATCAAACTCAATATTAGCCGATTTACCAATATTATTCAGGATATTCAACATATTCTCCAAACTATCTATAAATCCCGCCTCATTCTTATAAATAATATTTGTTATATATTTCTCTATATCGTGGCGACTTAACTCATTATATCCTATAATATACCCAATATCTACTGCGTCGGCGTCGCCAGCTCCATTACCCACATCATCTGTCGCTTCCTGAGTCTCAAACTCTATCATAGGTATCCCCTCATTCTTATCGTTATAGTGGCTATCTTTTATTTCTTTGTGTTCTCGGTATGATATTAAATATTGCTTGCCGTCCTTATCATAGTCAAATATGTGATTTCGCGAATATTCATTCTCTTTTCTGGCGATTTCGTACTTCTTTACAATAATCTCCTTCTTTTCGTGCGTCTTCAAGATGTCATCAATAGATTGTATAGCCTCCAAGATATTGCTATTTTTCAAAGAACGCGTTATAATATCTAATATCTCTAAGATAACTGCGTTATCATCGGTGTTTCCAATACCCATAGTTCTTATAGTGTCAATTATAGCATAGGTCTCCAAATCCTTCAATGGTTTTATTTTATCAATCATTATATTATTCTCGCGATAGTCTTCCAAACTCATCTTATTTTTATCCAAAAAGTCTATTACTTTTTCTGTAATGTTCAATAGCTGGATGCTCGTATTCAATTTATCAAAGAATATTAACTTCTTATTTATAATATCCGGCTGCTTAATTTTAACAGGTCTTGATACATTCTTTCGCTCCTTATATTGTTCCATAACATCCGCGAGATAATCGCATAAAACGCCAAAATCCTCCTTATTAATAAAATCCAAGGATTTACCAAACTTATTCAAGACATTCTCTATGTTATAATAATCAAGCTCAAAGCTATCTTTGAGATACTCTATGATATTGCTGATATCCGGTCTGACGCCTTTTATTAAATCGCTGACATTTTCGCAATTTTCCGAAGATACATAATTTATATTCATATTCATATTTTTCGTTGTCGTTAAATGCGATGTTATCTTAGTGTATAGGTAATCATTTATAACAGTCTTAGGTATTTTGTAATAAGCAGATATTATAGGGATATTCACATCATCTGCTGGGAATACTGGGTAATATATAGGAAATCCCTTGTCTCGTGGTTCTATTGTGATATTTATCTTGGCTTCAGGCTTAAATCGCAGTTTCTCAGAATCTTTATTGTATTTAATGCAAAAAAAATATTTTTCTTTTGCTATATCGTGATTTATAACAGTCTTCTTTTTCAAATTATTAAAATTGGCAACTTCGGCCTTATCCACCATATCCGCGCTATAATCATTCTTTTCGGCTTCGGCATCAAACACATAATTATCATAATTTTTCAATTTCCCGCGATTACCATCTATATCATTTATTATATCGTAAAAAAGATTCGTTATATTATTGGCCTTCTTCTTATTCGCAAACAATTCAAATAAACTGCTCTTTATTTCCTCGCGAGACAACGCTATAAATGAAGGATTGTCTTTAATGATATCATCTAAACTCATTATTTCAAGATATTCTATGTCATCCAATTCTTCTTCCTCAAAAATATACTCATTGTCATTGATATTAATTGACATATTATTTTTCCCTTTCTTTTAATATATAATAATATAAATTATGATACATTATTATCAATTGCGAATTTATTCCATTTTGTCTTAATATCAACCAAATAACTGACAATCTCCTTGCATACTTTATCCATAAATGCGATAAACATATATTTGTCAGTAATATTATCAAGAGTTATCCTTATAATCATAGTAGATTTGAGAGGATGCGGACAAATATAGCCTATGAACTTGCACGCCATATTATTGACTGTTTTCTTGTTCCTCACATAATTGTCGTGTACATACGATTGTATAATGTTTCCCAACGTATCGTCTTCGTTATCAATGATAAACTCGTATGTCTCGGCGATATCTTGGAATTGCTGTATTTTCACAATTTCCGTCGTATTAATATTAACCAATTCAGTCATTAGATTATTCAGCTTGGCTATAACAATATCCAGAGATTTCGGGATTAAATATCTGGGCCCCATATTAACATTAATATGCTCTATGTCAAACTTGAACTTCGTAGGGTCGCCGTATTCATTCATATAATATGCCCGCTCTTTATCAAGCAAGCTCTCGTATTTCTTAGCTTCCTTGGGGTCCTGGATATACGAAAAGTTTGATAATGAAACCGGGTTAAACGATGCATTATCGCGCCCAGTTCTTTTGACAATATTCGCCTTCAAATGTAGATGTTCGCCGGGTCTCAATCTCGTAATCAAGATATTGTGCTTTGATACCTTGTTTTGCGGAAATAACTCTCTCAGCTTCTTCTCAGTAATTTCTACATCATTAAAGGTCGCCTTGAAATCCGTGGTTCGCACATCAATACTCTTATTCGTAGTATTATTAACATTCAATTCAATCACGAGCGAATTATCCTCGTAATTCTCAATTTCGTCGGCCGTCATACAGATAGGAATTAGCCCGATGCGATGTATAATAAACTCGTCGTGTAATGCTCCCGTATTAGTTATGACACTAACAGTAGGCTCCTCCTTCTCAAGTTTTTCCCCGATTGCTCCCAAGTTTGGAATATCCGTCATAATAATCCTTCGCATACCATTGACAATCGCCAAGTCAATATCGTGAATATCAAAGCTGTGATTATTTGAAGGGTCGGCCGAATCAAACTTATAATTGTAAAACATTCTATTAATATATAGTTTATTATATTTTTATCTTATATAATCAATTTTTAAAAAAATAAAAAACATAAAACCAAAGAAAACATAAATCGCATCATTATACCTTTGTATTTTTTTCATATAATATGATGTATACTATTAGGATTATCATAAGTATCATAGGTATTATTGATAGTATAGTAACAATCCAACTCCATAAATAGCATTCTCCTTTTGTTAAACAAGTTATATTGTAAGCCGTCAATAATATGACAAACAGATATACAAAATACGCTATTAAATATAATCCGGGACCTTCCAAATACACATTCAACGCAAGAGATATTATAGTAAGTATAATACTAACTGCAATATACACCCATCCCTGTGTGGAAAAATAGTCCGACATATATCCTTATCTATCTATTATTATTAAGATATATATATTTTTGATATCCTGATACTCAGACATCTCCGGGACATCTATGAAATCAAGGTATTCATAATTGCGAAACACATAGATGTCCGGGATTGCATTTCGTTGATTGGATTGGACGCGAAGAACTGAATAAGCGTCTTGATATTTTTGACATCGTTGCATTGGCATAGATAGTAATAAATATTTGAGCTCGTAATAAGCTTCTTGCTGAATGTTGTAATTTGTAGATTTCTCAGCTGCGCCAAGTGATACTGAATAATTGGCGCAAATTGCTTGTCCATCTCCTTATTCATCTTGTATCTCTTATAAGTTGGATTATATGTCGTAGTTGATTTATAATAGCTGTAGAGGCTATCCTTGATAGTTGAAATAATCGTATGTACAAGATATGTAGGGTCAATCTGTCTCCCGTTATTATCAAGCGGAATCTGGATATTCGGGTTATATGTCGCGATATAATCCTTAATAGTATAATTCTGCTTGTTTTTCATATAGACGCTAAGAATATTCATCCATACATTCGGGTGGCACGGGTCAGTCTCTTCGCGATAGTTAATATACATTGAGGATATCTTGTATAGTCGCGAAAAGTTCTCTCCATCTACCTTTTTCTTAATAATCAATCCATAGCTTTTATTCTCATTGATATATGTATTGGCCTGATTGATATCTGCGAAATAAGTCGGATATTTTACACCCATATTAAAAAGCTCTTGGATAGCCGATTGATTAATATCATATTCTTCAAGCGTAATTCTGTTTTTCGTATTGATATGTACGAGCTCCTTATAATTCTCGCCTAGCATATCAGTATAATCAATTATATGCTTGTTATCATAGTGAATCAAGACAAACTCATAAGCGTGTTCGGGATTCAAATTAGATGCAAACATAGCCCGCAGAGTCTCTCCGACATCATCTGGCGGAATGTGCGAAAGCATTTCAGCAGTTTCCGGAGATTTACTATAAAATCCATATAGTACCTCGTCAAACATCTTACCGTGCGATTTCGTAGGATGCGAGAACTTTGAACTATTCGCGTCAGGACAACTGGATGTCCCGAAATACCACTTATTCTTATAATTATAAACAGTAATAATAGTTCCATCATAAGCCTCATAACATCTGTCGGTATCGCTGTAATTCGCCGAAATATATTCCTCATAACTAATTCTTCGTGGAATAGAATTGGCATATGTAACGACAACATTATTGTTATATGAGAGAGAGAAGTCCAATACAATACTCCGACATTGCTCATAAAGTTCTTTATATTCGCAAATATCACTCATCTTGTAATTATTATGAAGGAGAACAATATCCTCGTTATCTTTGAACTTCTTAACCTTGATATTCGGCCAGAAATGATATTTTTTCAGCGTATTAATAAGAGTATTTGCATAAGTAGTATTGCCGTCGTAATTACCATAAGTTTTTTCAATTAATTGAGTGAGATTAGTAGGGGGGACATTGGACGAAGGCATATCACTGCTCATAATAATACTTTGTTAAAAAATATATATATTTAATTGCTTATATCAATTTTTATAAAAATATGATGAAAAATTGACAGCTACACAAAAAAATAAAGAGTAAGAGTAAAATATCACTATGTCAGTTATTTGCCAAGAAGAATCAGAATCTGATAATAAAGATATTGTAAAATCAGGGAGATTCTGTGCTATCTAATCTGTCCAATAGATATTCGGCGATTGAATATACAAGGTCAAATGATATTCTCTTTCTTGCTATATCCTTGCTTTCTCTGTAATTTGTTAGGAAAAGCGAATTATACTTTTCTCTATGTTCCCGCAAGTATTTATTGAAGCTGACGATTAATTTTTTCTGCTTCTCTTCATCTATTGCCGGCTCTATTATTAGCGTCGCATAAGTCCGCGCCGATTGATTAGGTGTATTATCTATATATATATCTTTATTTTCTACATATGATAATCCTATCTGTGATGTAATATTATCATCTATACATTTAACAACGATATTTGTATTATATTTGTCAATATTCTTATTAGTAAGTCGCGTAATTGTATAAATACTATTTAGAGGCAATTTATATATTTCACCACCAATCATATAGTTATTTTTAGAGTTTAGCTCAGTAATTATATTAGCCTTTGAAGGATATATAGTGATATCTATCATATTATCGCAATAACCTTGTTTTAGTTCAAATTGGAAGGAGCAGATTGTATAAGATGTATCAGAAAACACTTGTTCTTCAAAGATGTTCAATATAATAATCTTGTATTTTTCTAGAAATAACTTGCGCAACTCTATATCCGCCTGACGAATAGAAGACCAGAAATTTAAAGGGATTATTATAATCCCACCCGAGCAAGTATTGCTTATAATATTCTTGATAAAACACTTGTACAAATCGTTGACATTATATTTATCAAATAACTTTTTATCAGCACTTTTATTTCTCGCGAGATAAGGCGGATTTGTTATAACATATTTATTATTATAATCTGGTGGCTCATTTATCGTATCTCTCTTTATAATATAATCCTTCTTAGGCTCTATATCATAACACTCTATGTTATATTTAATATTTTTGAGATTTCCGGCATTTTCTATAAAAGCTATAAGATCGCCATTACCCGCAAAAGGCTCAATGATATCAAAGATATTATCGGGTATTGTAATATTTTGTAGAATATATTCGTTATTTGTCGTGTAGAATTGTCCTAGCGCCTTCTTAGATTTATTAGACATCTTCTCTTGAATATCTTATTACTTTATAATATTATCATTTTTTATCTTTTTGTTTTTGCGATAGCCCCCCTCTGGCAATAGCCCTAACAATAATAGCAGTACATATATATTGCTGTCATTATTAGAAATACCGTATATATTCTATATAATGTCCTGTCATCTATATAATTATTTGTACCAATATAAGCCCCTGCAACTCCACCAAGGATACTTCCGGCGGCTACTATAATAGCTGCATTAAAATCCAAAAATCCGTGCTGATAATATAGATATAATCCTGGTAATGCATTAGGTATCGTATTTAAGAAAAGAGATATTGCGACAGCTTGCTGAAACGAAAAATCATAATAAACTAATAAAGGCAATAGCAAAATGCCACCACCAATACCAATCAACCCAATAATAACCCCAATTATTACTGAGCCAATAAACAACTCTATAAGCATCTATATTATTATTTAGAAATTTATAATAACGCACGCGATTACAAAAAACAAAACCAATAAATAAAATATAAAAATATATATCCTAATCTATCTCCCTTTACACTCCCGCATCTGCATCAGCGTCCACTTATTTACTCAGAATCCTTATCCTTCTTCTTGTCAGTCTTAGCCTCCTTCTTGGCCTTCTTAGCCTTCTTAGGCTTCTCATCTTCTTCAACTACCGCCTCTTCCGCCTCCTCCACGACAGGCTCCTCCACTTCCACGACAGGCTCCTCCACCTCATCAGTCTCCTCTGCTTCCTGAGCTTCAACAGTCTCTTCTTCCTCATCAGCAGCATCAACAGCATCAGCGAGAGTGGCCTTGTAAGCCTTCCACTCTTCGGCGAGCTTAGAGAACCTTTCGGTATTTGAAAGCTCAGGAAACTCTTCGCGAATCCTTTGCTGATTGTCCCTGATATACTGCTGATACTTTGTAAGAGGCTTCTTAGGCTTCTCATTACCATCCTCATCAAGATTGCTCCTCTTCTTCTTCTTGGTATCCTTCTTCTTTTCGGCAATCTCAATCTTGTTATTCTTCTTCTTCTCCTTGAAATCCTTCTTGAACTGAGCGAAATGCTCATCCAAACCCTTAGAGGTGTTAATCTCATCGGGAATATTCTTCATATACTCCTTGAAGGCCATTCCGATAGTCTGGACAGCAGCAGCGGACATTCTTCTGAAAGAGTTTCTGGATAAAACTTGGAAAGGCTTTTGAAGTTTGATAGGCTGTTCTGTAGGCGGGCTTTAGCTTTTGGCTTAGGCTTGCTTTGACTGCGATAGTAATAATTTAAATACTTTTTGGTGTCAATTTTTATCTTAATAATCTCAAATTATAACAAATTTATTCCTATAATCCTATAATATTGATTATTATTATTTTTATGAAGGCTATTGATAGGCTTGGTGTATTTTTCTCATTACCATTATGATATCATAGAAAGACGCAAGATATTTTATAAAATTGAAAATTAAAATTTGAGTACATCTTTCTGTTTTTTCAAAAATTTCAAAAGTTTTTTGGAAATTACAAAATAATTCAAGAGATGTACTCAAATTTTAAAATGAAAAAATATTAATATTCTAGTGTCTCAAGAATTGCTAGGGTAATCTAAGTATTTTTAGAAGGTTTAATAGATAAAAATATTATATTCGTTAAAATATATAAAAATAAGAAATATCTATAATATAGAAGCTTTCATATTGTATTAACAGCCTATTGTATATCTATTATGGAAAAAGTAAGAAAAATTAATGAATTGATTGATTATGTTTTAGAACTTGCTATTTTTCGCCATCCGGTTTTTTATAGTACTTATCAAACCATACTTGGCCTACTACTTTTGACGCCTGTTCTGATGTTAATTGGTTATTTACAATTTTCTCTCGCATCTCTAAAAAATATTCAAGGCTACTATATTCAAATCCCTCCTCTTTCGTAACCATAGCATATAACATAGGATATCTCTCTTCAAAAAACAAGATACCCTCAATTGATTTTTTCATTTCATTCAATAGCTCCGTGTGGGATGAATGTTTTGCCTTGTTCTCTGTCATATACAATACAATATCTTGAACCATCGCTTTTATATCAGCAGTTTCCATACCATCTTTAACAAAATCAGCAACCTTTCTCCTTTTTCTTTCAGTACTTTCAGTACTCATACTATTTTAAATTAATTATCAATTTTATCTTTATATAATAATATCTATTTTATATATAGAATAATGAAAAAAGAATTAGAATATGCTGAATTAGATTATAACCATAATGTTCCCGTCCCTCCTCAGCCAAAAAATGCCGGATTATATACTGGCGATGTCTTATTTGACAAAAAACCCTGGGGTAATAGTTATAAAATGCCTCCTGCTGAACCTGATGCTGTCGTGTATGCCTCGCATTTTTATGCAAGCCATCACATACCCTCGTATAATAGACCTGGAAATAATCACATAAATACAGATAAATATAAAAAATATACATCAGCCAACTGTAATGATAATTACAATTTCAGCTGTCATACAACAGATATAATATAGAAGTAGCGAAGCTTACGTAGCGATATCTTGAGCTACAAGATTGGTTGGTTGGATTTTCTTAATAGTATCTTTGTGTTTAATCAAGAAAGTACAGATATACTTATATACCTCATCTACTTGTTCAAAAGATACGCCACCTGTAATTAAGATGCTCCCACTCTCAAACAAAGCCCCGGTAACCTTTTTACAATCACCGACTTTTTCTCCCTTTCCTTTTCCATAGCATTTCTTAGGGCAATAACAAATACCATTCTTTTTTTCATTGCATTTATTCCAGAAATATTCTAGCTTAACCCCTTGATATATTCCAGGCTGAAACGAACACTTATTATTATATAGTTCGCTGATAAATATATTATGTATCTCGCGTCTTTTTAAGCCGAATTGAACCACCAGAGAATCGTCGCAATATACCTTGAAATCCGTGTTAATCATCCGAATCTTGAAGTTCTGATATTTCAATTTCAATTCATAATTATCATCGCGGTTATTTATAATGTCCTTACTAATATCATCATAGATATTCCTGATATTCGCAATAATATGATTGACAATAATGACAGTATCCTCAACGACCTTTATTCCAGTTATTTGAATATTGCCATTCTTAAATATTTTTACATTTGGCATATATTTATCGTTCTTATATATAATTGTAACCTGGTTATCAAACCTATTTTTCTTCATCTTATTTTTTTTACTATTCCTCCTCTTCTTGGGATATGTCCCGCGATTTAAATCCTCGCCATCCTTCATATATTGTGCCCATACAATCCCGTCTGTATCATCCTTATCTATTATTACAATATTTTCAAACAGCATCTTCAAGTTTAAATTAATATCCTCGCCAATATTCGCATTACAAGTTATAGTAGAAACTCTATAATGCGAAAAGTTTATATCTTCAGTTTTCACAATAGCTCGCGTATCTGTCGCATCCGACTCGGTAGAAACGCCGCAATTATTATCAAGACTAGTCATTCTTAATAGCAATAGTAATTTGGGTAATTCACAATATTTATTGTATCAATGTTCTTATATCATTTTTTGTTTTTTTTTGCCTCAATTTTATTATTCATATTATCTGTAATGTTTTTGAGATAGGATGTATTTACAATTTCGTAATTGTATGTAGTGGCTATCATAGGTGGCAAATTTAATAGGTGCGTTTTTTCATTTGAATGATGACCTTTGCGAAACTCCTCAATATTCATAGGACCATTAAAGATATCCAGCAAAAATCTTGAAGGTGCGGGGCGTATCGGGCGAGTGCATCCAAAATGTTTGCTCAACATCTGTATCAAGCTATTTATCTCCCATACTTTGTCGCTCCCACAATGTGAAGAGAAGTTATATGCATTTGCACATTCTAGCGAACAAAAGTTCCCGAACAATATATAAGTATTTGTAGTAATATTATATTTATAAGGCATCCCATATATCCTGTCTTTAATAGAGTGGCAACACCAATAGCAATTATTTGAAGATTTAATAATATTATCATTATAATCTATATTAGTATCTCTATCTCTATCATTATCATCCTTAATCAAATTATCCTGAATCGTATTATAAAAGTTAGTCTCATTTATATAACAACAGTTAGGCTCATATGGCGTCGGGGCTTCGTGTAATTCATCAGTAATACTTATTTTATTTATATCATTATCAGATATCGGCAACTGCAATATAATATCCTCATTTTCCACAACTACAACGTCTTTTACAATAGTATTCATTAAGCCTTTCTTCTTATCTATTGTAGATTTAACATCGCTGTTTTTACTTTTTCTCGGCATTTAATTATAAACGCTTATATTATTTATATGTATTTACAGCTCTATTTGTTATTATCAAAATAGTCTTTGAAATATACTAGTGTCTTTATTAACTCATTATTAACATTATCAGAAGGTTTTTCGGTGTTTTTTGTAAATGTTATCCCGGTCGCTCCCGCCCCAGATGCTCCTCTGGTTCCCCCGGCTCCAGAGGCCTTGCTACCGATTATACATTTTTCTTTTATTTCTCTTATCTCTCCGTTGAGAGAGTTAATCGTATCTATTAAATATTTTATTATAAATACAAATACAATTATTATTATCAAAACAAATAAATCCATAATACTTTAATTATATCAAAGAATATAAAAATAATTGATAGCCGATGGTAGCTTAGCTTGGCTTAGCTGAACTTTAAGCCAGCGCCTCCATTAAGGACTGTAAGGACATTTATTTCTATCACATATATAGTAATTTCAAAATTGACCGGATAGACTCTGTTTAATATATCAGTATATATTTTAGTGATATATGTATATTTGTCATCATCCTTAACCTCTGTATTTACATTCACAGATAACGAGGTAGTAATTTGCGTATTATCATAAGAACCTGAGCTTATCTGTTTTTCAGGAAATAAAGCGAATGAATAGCAATATATCCCCGTTCTCGGTATATTCGTATGATATTTATGAGGCTCTATGTGATTATAATAAGTAGCGTCATAATCAGCACGTGTTATTTCTCTGTTCCATAATATTGACGCCTTATCTAATATTCCAAGACTCTCGCTATATTCGTGAGACCCCGTGTAATTTGTATAATTATTGAAGTTTTTGACAGAATCGCTTCTTCGCGTAATCCATATAATCTCTTTGATATGATGATTGGCATTTGTTATATCTATTAGCGTATGATTGGCATTCAATGCAATTGCCTGCGTTTTCTTAACAGTATTAATAATATAATTAATCTGGTTAGTATTCAATAACAAACTACTTCTTTCTGCACTATCTAAATATACATAGGTACATAATAGCTCATTATTAACATCAAAATTGACATCGCTTGGCTTGACGAATGTCGCAATAGATATAGGTACTGCCGGGAGGTGTGTAGTATTATACATTAGCGGACTCACATAGGTATTCAATATATTACTCCATACCTGATATAATCCCTCAAAAGCATTATCGTTAATATAAATATCTAATTCAACCTCGTTATTCTCTAATTTTAATAATGGAAGTGCCAGCGAGGGATTCTTGGTAAACCAGAAATTGAGCGGAACCTGTATTTTTCTCTTTTTAATACTCGGTGTTTGAGGAGTTTTTGCGAAACTTGATACAGGATAAGTAACATTATAAAGCCTGTTATTTAACACACGATATTTTGGCACGAAATTGAAAGGCGCCGTATATTCATCTATATTCCCTATCAACTTATTATATTCAATATTATCTTTACTCGTGAGTTCATTCCATATATTCATCCATTCGCCATATAGTGTCTCTATATTAACAACCCCTATTTTAAGACGCGCTTCCTTAATATAATTGAAACCCAAATTATTGACCCACCTGAACTTATATATATTATCCGAGTATATATCGGGAATTTTGAATGTCAAAAACATACCCGATAATAAATCTGCATAACGCTTTATTTTAAAATTAATGCGCAATTCAGAAGTGGATGTTTTAAAACCAATATTGCTATCGCCAGTAGAAGTAATAACAATAGTATCCATAGAAAAATTAGTATGTTTTTTGAGAACATATTTATAATAATTAATATGCGGATTTAAGGTAATATATTCGCTCATATTACCCTTCAAAACTAATTGCATCAATCCGCCTCCCATTTTTATTTATACCCTTTATTATATTAAAGTTTTATTAATAGGCTTATATACTCTTATTTTTCAGGATACCTGCGAATACCTGCGAATACCTGCGAATACCTGCGAATACCTACGGATACCTGCGAATACCTGCGAATACCTGCGAATACCTGCGGATACCTGCGAATACCTGCGGATACCTGCGAATACCTGCGGATACCTGCGAATACCTGCGGATGCCTACATATCAGCGTATTTTCCTACAAATACCTTCATTTTATCGTATCTTCTGTCATCATTGTATTCCTCTAACTTTTTTTCTGATTCTCTCTTATCTATTATTATAATAGTGGGATATCCAGAGATTTCATATTTATCTATTCTATCCTTGCAATCCTTCATATTATACTTTTTAAAGTCTAATTTATTCCCATATTCTCCATTAAGCTTGTCCCATACTCCAGATTTACTGAAATCCTCACAGTGTCCGCAGCCGTCCATATAATAATACTCCATCCTGTATTTTTTATCAGCCGATTCGCCCATAAAAGTCTCCATTATTTTATTTTTATTATATGCGAATAAAACGGCAATAGCCAATAATAAAAATAATATTATTGAAATCATAATAAATATATCGCTTCCGAAAAAACTCTTTTTTGCAGCCATATTAATATCCTACTTGTATAATCTTCTAAATTATTATTAGATAATAATATCATAATTATTAGATATTTCCTTGTATTCTCTCTTTATTCTCTCGGTTTCTCCTATGATATCATAGTCATTATCATTATCTAATTGTATTATAATTGAATTATAAAAATACGCCCCATATCTATGCATATCTGTCTCTGTATCTGTATCCGCATTTGCGCTAATCTTATTATCAATATACCCCTTGATAAACTTGATAAAATGCCCCTTCTCTATTAAAAATATCCTTACATCCAGAGAATCATAATTTACCGCAGCGTCATAATCTTTTAACACATAGCAATCATAATTATTCTCTCTAAGTATATTGACATACTTGTCAAGACTATTATCATCGCACACAATTATAGTTCTATATACAAGATAGTTTGAATATAGCTCCTCTAATCTATTAATTATCTCGCGCGTCATTAATACTTTATTAACTATTATTGTTTTTGCCTTATGTATATTATCCATTTCAAAAAATAACTAAAAAAATCTTATAATATATTAGAATATGAGTCAGAAGAATATGAATCAGAAGAATATGAGTCAGATAATAGTTTATAGAAGTCAAGAAGAATTGCGCACTAAAATTATAAAAATGGAAGAGGAAGTTAAAGACATTGAGAGGCTTATTGAAGAAATGGAAATAGAATGGATAACTCATTTTGAAAACTTGGCTATTGACGGCGCCCGATCGGTCACGGCAAGTGTCAGGCTTGGTAGGAATGGAGCGTACGATGTATCGGAAAAATCAAAAAATTATCTAAACATATTGAAGACTGATATTAAAAATAAGAGGGAGGAAGCTGCGGCCATTCGTATGAGTATTAAAGAAATGAGAAGGGATTTGGAAAATTTTAAGAAAGCCGCAAAATCTGACCCCTTAAAAAATAACAGAGTAATATATACAAGATATATAAATAATAATATTGGAAATGATACATTTAATATGAATGATCTCTATTCATCAATAAAGGTAGTTATTGATGAATATGTCGCGGCAAGAAGAGCATCCTCGGCAAAATCCTCGGCAAAATCCTCGTCTGCGTCAGGATCATCCTCGTCTGCGTCAGGATCATCCTCGTCTGCGTCAGGATCATCCTCGGCAAAATCCCCGACCGCTGCAAGAAGCGCATCCCTGACCGCTGCAAGAACAGCGTCAAGACAGGCGGCAATAAGAAAATCCTCGTCTGCGTCAAGAGCATCCTCGCCTTCTTCAAATACATATCGTTTACGTAAACGAAGAAGGAAATCTAGATAATACAAAAACGCGCAAGTGAACTTATAATATGATAATTATATATTTTGATGTGATAATTTATTTTTATTAGATACTGTGATATATCGAATATTATAATTATGTTATGTAATCAATATATAAGATTATTCATTATAACTAATTATAATGGACGAACAAATCATCAAGATTAGTATAGAACAATTTAGAGATATCTATAATTCAGTAGATGTACCACGCAATATTTTGGATAAAGCCTTAGATATTAAAAATACATATTCGTGTTTCAACTCTTATTATGACCCTAAAATGATATGGGCAAAAAAAATATATAATAATAATAAAGAGAAGTATAATAAACCTAAGGTTAAATCAAGATTTCACATCATAATACCCGACTTTACAAAGAAATCCGAGCTGAAAAGGTGTTTGATAGGTAATTTAAATAAACTAAGTATTAAAAACAGGGACAGTATCTACGAGAAAATTAAGGAAATTATCGCTGTAAATGATAATAATGATAACAAGGACGATATTTTTATGATTATATGGAATTATGTTAAAACGAGCGACGACGAATTATATAGTAATATACTCGCTCTATTTGACAAGGAATATGTCTGCGCGATGCTTGATAAGCTCTGGAATAATTACATAAACAATAAGGAATGGGATCCGCCTAGATATATATACGAAAACAACCTTCTGGTATTGAACGACGAATACGATATGTATTGCGAATATACCAAATGGAAGCGTGGGATAAATAATATTAATAAGATATGGATTAAATATAAACGCGAAGAACTGCTAATATTGCTAAATAATATCGCAGATTACGTGGTTAGTATTGTATATAATACCGATATCTATAAATATATTCTGGATATTTTACTGGAACAATTATATAAAATCTTGGCTATCGCTAAATATAATTGTATAATAGATAAAATTAAAAATATAAATATTAAAAACTTGGATAATTCTACTAAGTTTTTTATTTATAATATTATTGAATTATAAAAAAATTATTTCTATATAATAGTATAGAGTAAGAAATAGTACAATGAAAGAGAGTGAAAATAACTTATCTTTTTATAGTAGTGCCATAATCCAAGCAATTTTTGCTATATTATTGTTAATAATCCTCAGTTATATTTACAAACTGGAGAATATGGGGTGTGAATGTTCGGAACACCCTAACAAGGATTTTATCAAGAACTTCACAGTAATAGCCCTCGGTTATTTCATAATAACTTCTGTTATATCGCTTAAATCTATCGCTAAAAGCATGGGTTATGTAGTAGTCCAATTATTATCAATTGCTACCTTCGTATTCTTCTTAATGTTCGTCGTATACATATACTACGCCTTTGATTATGTTAGATATTTAACCAACGAGAAATGCAAATGCTCCGAGGATTTAAGCCGCGATATCATTTCAGTAGGTACTATGATATCCCTCTTCCTATTCTTGACCCTTCTATTCACCATAATTATCATCCCTATCCTATTAAGCACACTAAGCAGCCTATTATCCAAGATAGAAGTATTTGAAGAGGAAGTGGAAGACACTATCCGCAACCCGATGAAATCTCTACGCAGCACCCCTGATAGAATCGTTAGATCCGTTAAAGAAGTCGGCAGCTTTGTTAATAAATCCGCTAAAAAAATAACCAATCTTAGAAAAAATAGATAAATAACAAATAGCTATCTATTTTACAATTTAACCTTTATTTTTATTCATATATCATATAATATGTTAAAAAAATAGTTATTTTCATAATAGTCGTATGTATCTCGTATATCCTTTGTATTTTATATATTTAATGTGCGCGTCCCCTTCTTAGGTCTTCCTCGCCCTTTTAATATCTGGATATCCGCCGTATCCTCTATAATTGAAGTAATCTCTTCGTCGCTAACTGAAAGAGTCTCTATATTATTATCGCTATCATCGGTTGATATCTTGCTATGAACGTTCTTAATTATATTATCAATATCTTCATATTGCTTTTTATCGTTAGACTGTGATGCCATACCTCTGGTTTGTGCGTTCATATTTTGTGCATATGCCGGCATATTTGAAGGTACAGGGTCGCTATTTAGAGAACCAAATAGATTACTTACCATATTGAATAACCCCATATTATCGTTGCTTGACCCGCGATTTTGAGACATTTGTGGCATTTGCTGTGGAGCACCATTTCCCATAACATATTGTTTTGCGGCCGCATTTTGAAACTGCTTCATTAATTCGGGATTAGAACGGAGAACATTCTCTACATCAGGAAGCGGTTGTTCTTTAAACATTCTGCTTGTTAAATGGAACATAAAAGCGCTTCCGGACAGTGATATAAAGAGCCTCAATTCGGGCGCCATCTTCTTGCCCGTCGCCTTGTATTTATAATGCAATTCCTCAAAAATATCATCGTAATCATTTATATTTTCATTTACCTGCTCTGACCACCCATCCAGCTTAATAGAAAACGGGTCATATCTCCCATTAATATATTCAGTTCCCGAGATAAATGCCATCAACATTTTTTGCTGAAATCTTACGCTTCCATCCAATTCCTTTTCTCTAATAAGCCTATTGTATTCGGTTCTCATCTCTTCAATATCAGAGTTCATATTGAATTTGAAGGGTATCTTAAATCCCTTAGATTCCATTCTGTCAAGCTGATATATTATCTCTCTCTTTTCATTTATCTCGTTCTTTATTATTTCCTTAGGGCTCAAAAACTTATTCTTATTTTTACTGCCACCGCTTCCACCGCTTCCACCGCCACCACCGCCACCACCGCTTCCATCGCTTCCACCGCTTCCATCGCTTCCATCGCTTCCGTCGCTTCCATCGCTTCCGTCGCTTCCGTCGCTTCCTACACTGCTTCCGCTACTTTCATCGCTGCCTCCGCTGGCTTCGCTAATATTATCATCATATATTTTCTTAATCTTGCCGCGACTTGAACTCTTTTTACTCTCATCACTATCGCTCTCGCTTTCTATTCGTGAACCTCTGCCAATTCTATCTTTATTGCGATATATGTTGCCGATATTTTTCATATAGTTCTTTTTACCACCCGACGAACTTCCGCGCGAAGAACCGCCAGAAGACATTGATATAACATCATCGCTTATTTTTTTCCTATTAAACAATTCTTCGTTAATAGCTATATTGGACTGCTTGCCACCTCCAGGTATATTAAAAATAAAAGGTTGCTTATTGAAACTTTCTCTATTCAATTCAATTAAATCATCATTTCTATTATTAAAATTTGATAGTAAAGCCATATTATATATTTATTTGGGTATCAAATGTTTATATATCTATTATAATTTTTAAATGTTTATTAATACGCATTCTAACATTCTTACAAAAATAAGTTTCCAAATATTAGCATTAGCTATTTCTACGAGATAGCCACGATAACCAAGTGCCAAAAAATAATTTCCCAGATTTTACATAATATTCAGGGTGAAATTGTATCCCCAATATATCCTTCTTCTTATGATATAATATATCTATCATATCTTTTCTTTTCATTACAGTCTTAATATTATTACCTACTTTGATAACAATATCATTATGATTATACCTATATCTAGTCTTTACAATATCAAAAGGATACCTTATTTTTAAAGGTCTATCATAGTTTCTAATATATCCTGCATCTCTCGTTCTCACGTTTGAGAACTTCCCGAATCTTACAGCAATGTATTGCATTCCGTAACAAATTGCCAAAATATGTATTTTGTTAGCGTGTTTAAATATTATCTCTGGAACCTTCGGAGACCTTCTATCAACTATGCGATAATCAGAACCAGATACTATAATAGCATCCAATTTATCTTCCAAATTATTCAATAATTTTGCAATACCTTCTTCATCGTACCAATCTCTAAAACATAATCTTGCATTTCTTATAGATTTTTTAAAACGCATCTTTCTTATATTATTCAACACGCGATTACTATACATCATTATTACTAATATTTTAGGACGCTTCTTCCTTTTCATTATTTTCATTACAGCATATATAACTACTATATAATTTATTATATTTATTTGTAATATCTCCCTTCGTATTACTTCTAATATAGGATACAGCTTGCAAACACGCATCACTCAAATCATCCTTTTTCTTGTTTTCATTAAATCTCTTCTTTAATTCCTCGTTCTCGCTAATATATTCGCGACACAACTCAATACTCAGCATCTTATTATTCTTATATTTATCCCTCCTAAATCCCTTCTTATTCCTCGCCTCTCCGCCCTCTCCCTTACAGGCATTCGCTTCCATATTTATAACATAGATGTGGTTCTTAGTTTTTAAAGATGCATTGACAAGGACAACATTACCGACCTCCTTGTCCCAATATTTAATTAAACTAAAATAACCGTAGATTATATGCTGGATAGTTTTCATAATGCCGTTTAAATTAGAAGGCTGATTCTCTATCAATACATAATCTATCATATTAATGCCCGTATTTTTTAACCCACCAATAATATTATCCATCTCAATATATATTCTTTCAGATATATCATCAATCCCTTTAATCTCCTTCTTAGACGAAGCCAATTCTATGATACGCCATTCCAATATCTCCAATATCTCAGTCTTTCTTAATATACATAAGGCAAGATTCTTAACCCCGATATCAAAACTAACATATATCATAATTCTAATATCATTATTATATCATCATATCCTTATTTGCTAACTTGTCATAACATTTTAGATACATTTTAGGTCTATGCTTAGGATTCTATTTTTTTGTGATAGTTTTTTGGATTTCGGTTATTATTTTAGGGCTATATGAAGTAATAGTGTAATGCTTTATAAGCACGGAAAGGTCCTTCCAAAATGTATCTCCCTCATATTTAGAATTGTATTTATTAATTTTCTTACATTTTTTATATAGCCATTTGTATGTCTTCTCTAAGTTTTCAGACCTCTTTGATATCTTACTAAGTCTCTGTTCTCTTATTAATCTGCTAATATAGCTTTTCAACTCCTCACATTTATTATAGTTAGGCAAAGTCTGTCGCAAATCATAAAATTTCATATAATTATACGAGGGACATATCAACAAATTATCTGTATAATCTATAAATGTCGGATTATTATCTATTATTAATAATCTCTTGCCAATATCATAATTAGTTGGTATCTTTATGGTCTTGCTAATTAAAGGTAGTATCTTGGCAATGGATTTCTTTATATTCCCGTATTTATCCATAATACAATTATCGCGCGTTAATAGTGGCCTGTCAAACTTAAAATTATTATGCTTCTCTATTATAGCTATCTCTTTATTCGCCCATTTTTTCTCAGAAGCCGTATAAATATAAAAATAGCTTGATGGATACAGCTTTTTCATAGCATTAATAAATGTGAAAAAATGCGGTCTCACTAATAGAGATTTCTCAGAATAACTTTCATTCAAATATTTATTACATAGCGCCGTATATTTATTTAACCCCTTCATCTTATATTTTTTTACCAATTCAATAATATTATACAAATCACATTGATAATTACAATCACCTATTATAGTTCCATCCAAATCTATTATAAATATATACGGCTCAGCTCTGCCCCTCTTTTCTTCTTTGTTATTCATTAAATCTATTATAATATTATATTAGAATATTGCTTTATAAATAGAAGATATATAAGATAATGGCAGAATCCCATTTATTTAACACTAAAAATATGTCCGCATATAGCCATTTCTCAAATACAATTAATAACAAATATATTGATATGAATAACAGTAAAGAAATAGATATTAAAGTTCCCGATGCATTACTTAAATATTTTAAGGATAAAACGCTCAAATATAATATAGACAAAAGAATATTCTATTATAAGCATATAACGAACAAATTAAAAGATATAAATAATAAACAGTGTCTAAAAGAATACTCTATCAATTCTAAAAAAAATGAAGATGTTCGCGGATACAATATCAATAATAAGGTATTTCTTACAAAAAAGTTCGGTTCTATTAGCAAATACGGGTATATTTATATAGCATCTATTAAAAATGAATTCGGCAAATATCCTATTGCTTCAAAAATTATGATTAATAACCGCGTTAATCTGTTTGAAGCACAGATTAACTTGAAAATAACCGATAAAGTTATTAAAAATATGATATCAAGACATTTCATTCTAACTTACAAAGTTATTATCTGCGACAAAATATCCAATAAAAACTTACCAGATATCGTTCTAAATAAGAAATACTATATTTTATTAAATGAGCTCGCCCGAGGCGATTTGAAACAGCTCTGTAATAGTAAAATGTTCCTCAAAAATAACAGCGTGTTATATAATGTATTTATCCAAATAATGTTATCTATATCTACATTTCATCATCTCGGATTTATTCACGGCGATTGTCATTGGGGAAATTTTCTATATCATATGAATTATAATGTTACCAAAAATAGCTATCATCACTATAATATTTATGGTAAAAATTATTATCTAAAATCCTGCGAATACGTTATGTATATTTATGATTTCGGTTTTGCCGAAAAAATCAAATCTGTCAAAAAATCCCTTATTGACGATGACTATAAAAGATTGATAAATGCTTTTAGAAATAAAAAGATAGAACCGAGATCCTGGATATCTATAGATAACAATCTGCCATCTGATGAAATCGGCGAATATGTCAAAACATTTAGAAAAGCTATTAATAATAGTCGTCGTTCAAGTAGCGGAAGTGGCAGCTATAGTAGTAGCTATGAAAATAATAGCATATATTTAGAAAAATTAACTATTGATACAATTCTGCCAATATTATTAAAAGCCCCCGACAAAATATTTATCACCAAATTACCTGCAAATGCCACGGTTATTAATAAAAACCCCTATTACATCAATAAAAAAATATTAATCAAAGACTAATCGCATCAATGCGCGCATTAGCATCAGCTGTATATTTTGCAGATAATTCGTCAATATATTCAGTCATTGTTTCAAAGCCGACAAATACCATTTCGTCAATCTCCTTTTTAGTTATATGTAATCGCATTCCCTTCCTCGCGAATATTATATTCATTCCGCTTTTTAAAACGAGATTTTGAGGGCGATAATAATTAGTATATTTGCTATCTTGAATCTGCTTTAATAAAACCTCTTTTACTCTTAGAATATTTAATATCGTCATCAACTGCTTTACAATATATATAAAATTTATAGTTTTTACAGGAATATGCTCAGTATTTTCATTATCTTTATACAAAAGCATACCTATTATATTCTCTCGTGGCACATCGGCAAATATTTTTATAGGAAAATTGTTAGTTAATCCCCCGTCATAATAATGATAATCTCCTATATTTATCGGCTTAAACAATAATGGTATAGACATTGAGGCGCAACAAGCCTTATATACACAGACATCGGGCGTTTTCTCAATAGAAAAAATCTCATTTTCACAAGTATTTATATTCGTACAAGATATATACATATTTACTCCGAAAATTTTAGATAATTGCGAGAATGTAATAGTATCTGATATATCATCGGCATTATACTCATCGGGCTCTTCCGTATCCTTCGTATCCTTCATACCATTGCACCTATCTGCATATTTCCTCTTTACTATAATTTTTAAATGCTTAATCATTACTTCTGTATCAAATAAACCAAGTTCTGTAATTAATCTTATGTACTTTTTAATAGATAAAAAACATAACTCATTATCTTTCATACAATTATATAATACCTCTTCCATCTCATAAATAGTTAATTTAAGGGCAAACATAAGGCCTATTAAAGAACCTATTGAACACCCTGCAATATGTTTTATATTCTTATGCATATTATTTAAATATAAGTATCTAAGAGCCCCCACAAATATAACACCACGCATACCACCCCCCGATAAAACTAAATGTGTAATATTAATATTCTCAATACTCGCCTCACTCGCTATACTAGTACTCTTAGTACTCATTTTTAAATATATAATATTATATATTATATATCCAAATATCGCACATATCTCTTAAATATTCCTAAATATGCGAATTATATTCTTGGATACTAACTTTATAGTATATAAGAGCCTCTTTAGATGCATTGTTCTCCGCTTCTTTTTTAGTATTTCCAGTAGCCGTAGAAATAATGCTCCCGTTCTTGTCTTTGATACAATATGTAAATATCCTAACATTATCTTTTACGGTTACATTAAGCTCTTTAAATTGTGGTACATCCTGTAAAGAATGAAGCATATGAGATACCAGCATATCCTTGTAATTGTTTTTAATTCTAATGAGTTCGCAAAAGTCTATGTAATTCTCTATAATATATATTATCCAAGATTCTACAACGAAATATCCCGCTCCTGAAGAAGGATTTATATTAATATTGGGAATAATAATATTGTCAGCATCTGTCTGGAAATCCAAATAGAGTGCCCCTAAAAATGCCTCAAATATATCCTCCATAATTTTATAGTTATTCCTTCCACCGGATTCTTCAACCTGCTTAGATATAATGGCAAACTTCGGTAATCCTATTTTATCCGACAAATACCCCAACATCTTTCCATTTACTATCTTCGTCCTAATTTTAGATAAGAACCCCTCGTTTTGGTCTGGAAATCTATTATATAAATAATTCGTTACAATCATTCCAAGCAAAGAGTCCCCTAAAAATTCAAGCCGCTCATAAGACATATCTTGAAGAGGAAGACAATCACACGGACAATTTGCATTACTTTTCTCAAAATCAATATTTTTCATAGTACAATAAGATTTATGAACGAATGCAACACGATATAAATTGATGTTCTTTATTTCTAAATCAGGCAAACCATTGCTACTCAGCAATTTATATAAGTCCTCATCGCTTATCAGAATGTTTTTTGAATTATATGGTTGATTTTCAACATCAATATCCATTGTTTTATTATGGATATTATCAATTCTTTTCATCTTAGTTTTATTTATATATCTTGGTTATATCTATTTCTCAAAATATGATTATATCAATTTTTATATATATAAATATTAAATGTATTTTTCTTTTAAATAGAATAAGATAATAAATGAGTTATCTAGCTAATGATATAACAGCCCCCCTAATCCAAATAGATTCGGTTGCTATCGGGTTTCAATTGGACAGCGAAAGTGAAGCAAGAAATATCAATAGTTTAGATTTAAATAAAGATGAATTTTTGGCCGTAGGAGAGAAAACATATATTTCCGGCGATACTTCAAATACTAAATGGTCTCTTCTTGTTAATAGCCAAGGTACTTCCGTAAATGCCTCAAGAAACCTTGCGCGCGAAAGTTTAACTCTGGATACTTCGCTATACGTAGATAAAAACATTCATTGTTCAGGTATTATTAAAGCAGCCGGGTTAGAGCTTAATAATATCAGAATTGACAATACAACAACTATAACAAGCGATTTAATTAAGGAGTTTATCGTTAAAACCAACGATCTTGTGGTGTCTCAGCCTTTCCAAACAGGCTACATTACAAATTATAACAACCTCTATAATATCAATTATGATGTTAAAAATGTATATACTCCAAACTTCGTTACCTTCGGAGGCCATATTGATACATTTAAAAATACACATCCGCTAAACATTGTCACCACTCCTAACAATAAATTCAGCAGTATGCATATTTCTATAAGAAACGATACTAATAATGCCGAAGAACCTTCAAGAATGTGTATTGGTATGATTGGTGGAAGCAATATATCTCCTGCTATTATTTCTACAACACAAGGAGTTCCGCTTGAATTTCACATCAGCACTTCTTCTGCGAGTATTAATTCAGCCTATGGAACGAGGGCATTACCTATATACAACTCTAATAATGCCCCTGCTATGACAATTGATGCAAATAATAATATAGGTATCGGTACAAATAACACTTCGCAAAAAAATTATAATAAAAGGGTTTTTGAAAATAATAGCACAACTACCGTTGAAAAAATCGGTAAATCTAAATTAGAAGTAAAAGGACTATCTACATTTGATGACATATTATTGCACGATTACCAAACAAATACCTATAAACATCTTGATGATATATATATCCGCGGAACAGGCGTCGGGGTTCTCAACGCGACTCAAATAAATGGCGGAGATTTTACAGATTCTCTATACAGATTTAATAATAATCTATCTGTCTCAAAGCTATTAAACGCAGGCGATGCTAATATCGCTAATAACGCGATTGTAGGATGTAATTTAACAACAGAATATTTAAAGGTCAACGAACATTCGGTATTTGAAGGAACCGTAGAATTTAATGATGACGTTAATTTTAATAATGTCCAAAATATTAATATCAATAACCTCAATATAAATAACGACCTTTTCATCAATAATAAGCGCATCACACCTCTCAATACAACTGATACTTTTACAGGGAACTTTGAAAAAAGCGTAGTAGATGGTAACAACTATTTATTTGTTTATGTTAGCAGCAATATTGCTTCTCTAGATGCTAACTGTAATGTTAATTTTCCTAATAAATTAGGAATTGGTCTGACAGATACCGACGGATTTGACGGTGTCCTAAATATTATCAAGAATGATAGAACGACGAGCAACAATTTTGACATATTACTAAAAAATACCATAGAAAACAAGACATACGTCGCAAATATTGGAAGACTCTCGCGACTTGATTATAACGACAACAGCTTGATATTTAACACGAACAAGGTACCTGGGAAAAATAACAACATATATTTTTATCCTTCAAGTGATATATCTATATTGACTTCTAACAGGTTTCTTCCAAATATTAAAAATACCCCACCAACGCTATCTTTATTAAATGGCAAGGTAGGTATAAACAAATTGAATCCCGATAATCTTTTTGCACTTGATATTGCGGGTAATATAGCAGCTAACGATTATTATGTATCACAAGATAACAATTTTAAAAGGACCAAGAACTTTGTTTATAATAATGGCAAAAACTTTTTCAATTTATATGATACATCAACTGATAAGTTTTGCATAAATTATAACGAGCTTATATCATTCGCTTCGGATATGAGAGGCCTCAATGTTAAAAAAGGTATTAACGCCGATTTATATTATCAAAATAACATATTATTAGAAACCCTACAAAAAGCGAGTTCGGCTGACAGTTTTTACACTAACAAGAATATATCCATAGGCTGGAACGGCGAAGCTAATGTGGCGCCTCTTCAAGTTAGAAACTTATACACCAACGATTATAATTATTCAACTATACGCATCTATAGAGGTGTTCGTGGTGGCGGTCTTTTTAATAACGCAGATTATAGTGGTATTGATATCTGCGAGTATGACAGAGATATTAATCAAGACAGAAATAAAGAGAAGTGGTTCATTTATAAAAATCATAAATATAATGACCTTGACGCCAGAGATTATATGCGCATCGGCCCTTTGCAAATTGGATACACTGATAAAACAATTGAACCCACTTCATATGGTATGTCGTTTTATTATGATCCGATAAAGTCAAAATATCACATAGATGTTAATAACCCTAAGGTATCCTATGAAGATAAATCTGCTATGACAATATACGGCGACCTAAATGTTCACGGGAATGTTAATATTTTAGATAACGAAGGATGCAATTTTAATTTTACTATGAAAGCATTATCATCTAATCTAAAAAGAGTAGACAGATATATAAATTATATATCAGGTAATGGTATTGACACAGGATATTCGGCATCTACAAATAAAATTGCAATGTCAATTGATATTTTGAGACCCAAAGAAAATGTTATAATTGACCCTGTGGAAAATGAGAAGATTCCTGTAATAATTAAAAATATGAATGATGATAATCCGGTAACGAAGTTTATTACTTATTCTAAGAGCAATATTTGCTATTCTATGATAGAATTGGCTATTTACAACAGTAATCTTCAATTAGTAGATGATTCCATTGATAAGCAAAATAATATCAGAAATGCCATTCAAATGAGTGTGGGTAATAATAATAGTAACACTTATCTTGATTTTAACGTTTATAACAATGATTCATATAAAAACTTTTTGCGATTTGTTAATAGAGTCAGTGATAACGGCGATGCCAATAGTACTATTGCTCACTTGGGTCTCGGGACAGACAAGAGTTCAAATATCCTTTTTCACATTGATGGAAATGAAAAATACGGTCTTCAAATTACCAACAATAAATATCCGGCTTCTATCAATTTATTGAACTCCGAGGGAAAAAATATTTATCACACTATATCAGGCGGTGATCTTCATAACAATCACAAATTTACTATTGATGTCTCTTCGGCAACCGTTGATGATCTAAATAACGAACCTGTTATGACAAATGTATTCACTATTGATGCCTTCCAATATAACGGGGAGAAACGCAGAGGAGCCCGATACGGATTCAACGAAGACTTTGCATCTAATATAAATCAGACACTTGTAATTAAAAGCGATTATGATACCGTTCCTATGGCAATTACAAGCAGATACAGCTATGAATATATGTTTAATAGTACAGTTAAAATAGATTATGACAAAGTGCTATTTGATATATTGTCATCTAATTGGTCAAATGATTCTAAGACATATTTCAGTTTTTATAAACAGGCTATAACAGAGTTGCCGGCAATAGATGCTAATAATAACGTTATCACTTCTAATAATCTACAAGACGATGGCTTCATATTCAAAACAAATAATCTAATATCAAGAAATCTATCATATATTACAGTTCATTCTAATATCAATTATCCGTATTTTTTCAGCAATTTAGATATTAATTATATGCCCCTTAATAACCAAACATTTGATATAGAAACCGATAGTGTCAAAGATAAATATGATTTATTCAAAGAAAACGATTTTTCCTTGGTACCACAAGGCATATTTTACAGTAGCAACGACGATATTAAACCAAGCGATATTTCAGAAAAAATGCTTGCCGTCAATGATAGCGCCGTATTCAATGTCTATGATAGTAATATATTATTCAACTATGAATATATAAATAGATATATTATATCTGACCACATATCGTGCAATATAGCTATTAGTGTTAGTTCAAATATTAAAATAATTGATAATAGCAACTTTTTTAATATCAGCAACTATATAACAACAACTCTTGGAACAGCCAATCAGCCTTTTAATGCCCTTGAAAATGTAATAGAACATACCTATATGGATTATCATCAAAATGCTATTAATCTCAATCTAAAGTTTTTAGAATATTCCAACATATATTTAAATACATATACTACAAATGTTTTGAAATACAATTATAACATAGCATATGATGGTGTATTTTATTCCGTTCATACTAATCATTTAAATATTGTAACTTCCAATATTATATTTGAAGAGCTATTTGAATTAAGCACGGCATATCTTGATATAACTTCTAATATTCAAAATAATAATATAATATTTAGAACATCCAACTATTCTATTAACAATAATGCCAATGCTACGCAAAGAAATATGGTTATCCAGAAATTTAGTTCAAATGTTTTCCAAGATACCTTTGATATTTTGGGTAATCCCATAAATAAAACCATAGTTATAGAAGAATATTTTAATAACTATTGCAATTATAATTTGGAAGATATCAACATAGGTATTCGCAATTATAACTATAAAAATTATAAACCACATATCTCTTTGATAAATGATGTTGAGAAAAACGATAGTGTTTTTGAAGGACACGAAATATACAGCTATGATGGAGTATTTGAAATAAAATATGCTAATTCCACGAACAAGCAATTTGTCCCCCTCAAAATTGATAATCTTGGAAATATGTCTATTAATGGTGGATTAGATACTAAAGGCAATTTAAGAATAGACGGGAATATATATGATGTTAATGGCAATAATTTAATTGAAATACTTAACAAAAATTATTATAAAGAATACGAGATAAACTCAAGTAATATTCATTTTAATTCTTTGGGTTCAAATGGTCTTGAAATTAATTCTTATGCTAGCAATAATCATATTGATTATAAGTTCTTTTATGTAAAAGATTATTTATCTTCCAATGTAATTAATGATATTTTAATATTACATAAATCTGAACTATTAAATAATACATATAATCTTGATTTATATGCAGATTTGTATATTAACTGTAATTTATATATTGAAGGCGAAGGAAATATTCCTTCATTATCAGTATTCCAAAAACATAACCAAAATATTATACAGGTTGCTAATTTGGAACGCGAAGTTATGACAGTCGCCTATGACGGAAGCGTGGGATTAGGCGTGTCAGAGCCACAAAGTGCTCTATTTAATATCAGACAAAATAATGAATATACCAATATTATCTCAGCATCTAATTTAGATAGAGAAGTCTTAACAGTCGCCTATGATGGTAGCATAGGGTTTGGTGTTATGCAACCACGAGGAGTATTGCTAAATGCACGACAGAATAACATAAATCAAAATATTATCTCAGCATCTAATTTGGATAGAGAAGTGCTTACAGTAGCCTATGATGGTAGCATAGGTTTTGGTGTTACGCAACCACGAGGAATATTGCTAAATGCACGACAGAATAATATAGGTAGCAATATTATCTCAGCTTCTAACATTGACCGCGAAGTGCTTACAGTAGCCTATGACGGTAGCATAGGTTTTGGTGTTACGCGACCACAAGGAGTATTACTAAATGCCCGACAGAATAATATAGGTGGCAATATTATCTCGGCTTCTAATTTGAATAGGGAAGTCCTTACGGTAGCCTATGACGGAAGTATTGGGTTTGGTGTTATGCAACCGCGAGGAATATTACTAAATGCCCGACAGAATAATATAGGAAGCAATATTATCTCAGCATCTAATTTGGATAGAGAAGTCCTTACTGTTGCCTATGATGGTAGCATAGGTTTTGGTGTTACGCAACCACGAGGAATATTGCTAAATGCACGACAGAATAATATAGGTAGCAATATTATCTCTGCTTCTAACATTGACCGAGAAGTCCTTACTGTTGCCTATGATGGTAGCATAGGTTTTGGTGTTACGCAACCACGAGGAATATTGCTAAATGCACGACAGAATAATATAGGTGGCAATATTATCTCAGCATCTAATATTGACCGTGAAGTGCTTACAGTAG